ATGAAAAAAATAAAAGCTGTTTTATGTGTATTCATACTGGCGTTGCTGATGACATCCAGCACAAAGACAACAACGATTTTTGTAATAGGTGATTCTACTGCTGCCGAGAAAGGTGGTTTTAGAAATAATCCAGAGCGAGGATGGGGGATGGTATTGCAAGGCTTTTTTGATGACAAGGTGATTGTTGACAATCATGCTGTTAATGGTCGTTCTTCTTTGAGCTTTATCAATGAAGGAAGATGGAAAAAGGTTTTGGATAGAATAAAGCCAGGTGATTATGTGTTTATCCAGTTTGGGCATAACGATGAGAAGTCAATGCCTGACCGTCATACTGATCCGGGATCTACTTTTGATGCAAACCTTGCCAGATATGTAAATGAGACCCGTGCCAAGGGTGGCATTCCTGTACTGTTCAATGCGGTGGTTCGTCGCTGCTACTATTCTGCAGAATTGAAGAATGATGATGACGAGAAGCTTCGCAATAAAGTATATGATGGAAAGGAGCAGATTAATAGCGATACGCTTATCGACACCCACGGGGCTTATGTGATAGCTCCCCGCAATGTAGCAAAGCAGCTTAATGTTCCATTTGTTGATGCTACCAGGATTACCCACGATATAGAAACGGGCATGGGTATTGAAGGAAGCCGCAAATTACATATGTGGTTTATGCCTGGCGAGAATCCGCAGGTTCCTAAGGGTAAGAAAGATAATACCCATTATAATGTATATGGTGCACGTGTGGTTGCCGGTGCGCTTGCTGATGCTGTAGCTGAGCAGGTGCCAGCGCTGAAGTCTCATGTCTGCCATTATGATTATGTAGTCTCTGCAGAAGGTCGAGGCAATTTCATGGATTTGCAGAAGGCTATAGATGCGGTTCCTGTAGGCAAGAAGGCTGTTATCCGTATTTTGGGTGGTGAATGGAAGAAGCCAATCATCGCAAAAGGCAAGAAGATTAAGTTTGTCAAGTCATTTGGTGCTAAAATCAAATAGTAACAGGCTTTTTTAAAACTCCCGATATCTTTGAAATTACATGGCGATGTAGAAGTCTGTGCGTCGTGACATAGAACAAAATGCATCGCCATGTAGTAAACCAATACATAAAAGGAGTACTTTCACAAGCACTCCTTTTCATATTATACAAAAACATTATGAATGCTTATTTGAACCTTGTAACCTATTGATAACCAATACTATTAGAAATAGTCTATTTTTATCGAGTAACAAAATAGTAACATAAAAGAGTTAAAGAAACTAAATCGCTTGTTTTATTCGCTACAAAGGTAACAAAATAAACTTGAACGCTAAATATACTTTAACCTACTTTAACTTTGTAATCATTTGTATGTCTACTGCACACCAAGCGTATACCTAAAATCTGAATATCTTACAGATTAACGAATTACATATTTTTTCACATTTGGTAGTTTCAAAAATTGCTTCTATCTTTGCATCGTCAATGTTACGGTTGACAGACCAAAGTAGTCCTCCTTTCAAGGCGTAAGCCTACAAGATATGAACCTCTGAGTCGTTGTCCGTAACCAACACTCGGGGGTTCTTTTTTATTCCCCTGAGTTTGAGACAAGACAAGATGGAAGACTATGGGCTAGATACCTTCCGATTCATCGAGTCTATAAATTGTAAGGAAGACCGCATGACAAATCGTAGGAACTAATAGCAGAAGACGAGCGGAGGGGAATCTACTCCTTATGCTGCTTAGGTTAACTGATGTAGAATTATCAAGTGACCAGATGATGGGGGTTGACGGAACTCATCCATGAAATCTTAGGTTTTCTGATTCGCTCACATACGTGTGCGTTAGGGGAAACCTAGAATCCAAAGGAATCAAAAATCTATCCATTTAAATTTTAAATAATTATATTTGGATGATTAAGTAATTAGTAGGCAAATGTTGAACTAAAAATTACATAATATGGCAGTAGTAAATGTAGATTTATCTGAGTATGATGCTATACGTAAGCGCAATTCAGAGTTAGAAGAGCAAGTAAAGGAACTCAAAAAGTTGAATGAGTCCTTGAAAAGCGGTTCAAAGGTTATTCTTCGCAAGGAGATAGTTGTAGAGCGTAATGTTGACGTTCCTACTTATGACCATATAACTGGGTTGCCAACTTACAAACAACGCATGTGTAGAGATGTAGTAGAATCTTCTGAGTCCTATGTTAACTTCGAGGACGTTCGCTTGAAAGTCGAACAGACTATGCTAGATGAGGTTAATCGGAGCATCAACGACAGAAACCAAGAAAAACAAGCCTATGCCGAAATGAAGAATAAGCTTGTAAACGAACAAGTCGGAATGAAATCAAACCTGCAAAAAGAGTACGAAAAGAAGGCGAAGGACTTGGAAGAGGAATATCATCGCAAGGAGTGTGATTTTGAATCAGAAAAACTTCGCATTCTTAATCTACTCCCTAAAATCAACAAATTGTCAACAGAGTTGCATGATGATTTAGTTAAGCGATTCTTTATGCCAAAGCAAGCTGTAGAGTTAGCAGAAGCTATCATAAACACAACTGAAAATTAGGCTTATGGAACTTGATATGCAGATTAGAAGTGCCCTGAGTGATGCCCAGTGGTTGATTGCTAAGGGTGGAACGGATAGGGCAGAAACCCTGAATCGTGTGCTTGGTAAGATTGGTAATGTCTTGAAGGAACTGGATGGGGTTTACCTCATTGACCTCAACAAGGTGTGGCATCAGGCGAAAGATGTCATGCCACCAAGAATATATGGCGGCAATCATGCAGACTTACTGTGTGTACATCAGTTCAAGCCTACTTCTCATCCTATCCTTACTCATGAACAGAACTGCCCAATTTTTCAAGAGTATCTTAAAGCGAGTCCGAATGACTGGTGGTGTAGAACTGGGGATTTGTTGAAGAAGGAACATCGTGAACTTTATTGGAGATAGATATATTAATTTAAATTATTTAATTATGAGTGAAAATTGTTGTATGCCAAAGTATATTGGCACAAAAGTAGTTCAGGCAAAGCCTATGTCATTGAAAGACGCACAGATTGTGCTTGATAGAAAAATTAAGCCAGCAACCGCTGAGGAAGATGGCTATCTTGTAGTTTATAATGATGGCTATTGCTCATGGTCACCTAAGAGTGTGTTTGATGCTGTTTATCGTAAACTTGGCGAAATGGATTTTGGTAAGGCTATTGAGGCGTTGAAGTCTGGTCTTGCGGTAAGACGCAAGGGATGGAATGGCAAAGGTATGTTTGTTGTCAAACAGATTCCTTCTCATATTGAAGGATGCATCATTCCTACGATGCAGTCGCTACCTCAGTCTGCTAAAAACATTCTGATGAGCCGTGATGGTGCGCACATTGATTATACCAATCAGATGTTGATTATCAATCTTGATGGTCGTGCTGATTCTTGGGTTCCTTCTTCATCTGATGTTTTTGCTGAGGACTGGGAGGTTGTTGTAACTGAATTGTATGAGGATTCTTGTCCTGATTGTGATGCTCCTTCTTATCCTGCTATTGAATATTTGGAGAAGAGACATGCTAAGTAAATCTGCTGAATACTACAGAACTCACCCAGCAGCTAGGGCACGGAAGGCTGCCTACGACACTCGCTTTGAGTCTTCCCCTGCTCAGAAGGCTAAGCGTAGGGAACTCGCCCGACATAACGCTGCCCACGATAAAAAGTATGGGGCAGCTTCACGCAAAGGTATGGATGCTAGTCACACGAAATCAGGAATCAGGTATAAGCCATCATCTGTGAATCGTGGTTCCAAGACGGATATGGCTGGGGATAGAAGAGCGAGAGGTGGTCGCTGATAGTGAATAAAAAAAGAATAGGGAGTGCTCACGCATTCCCTATTTCGTTATCCTAACAATCTTAAAACCTATAAACCAAAAACCTATGAAAAAACAAACGTTCTTATTATGAATTACATTTTATCCTTCCTCTTCCGACATCTGTCTCAACTTCTCGGTGAGGGCATTGTGAACCTCACGCTTATCGTCAAGAGTGACGGTCTGTAGCTTAGGGCAATTAAACTCTAGTATCTTGATGAATGATGCTACCTTATCTTTCGGCTCGCACTTATACCAAGCTGCCATGAAATCATCCCAAGCCTCTCTAGAAAAGTCGGCGCACAACTCACGAAACTCCTTGTTGATAGGAGACTCGTAACCTTTCTTCTTACCTCCAGTCTTTGCCCGACCTTTCTCGAACTGACCTTTTGTATTTCTATCTACTGCCATTGACTTAACTATTTTGGTGCAAAGATAGTAATTATTCGGCAAACGGAAACTTTATCCGTTAACTTACCTATCTAAATAAACGGATAAAATACGAATCTCGGATGGTATCTGTATCTTTGTACCATTATTAATAATTAAAAATTCATATATATGATAGGTGCATTAATAGGTGCTGGGCTTGGGCTTGCAAGCAGTATTGCTGGCGGTATAGCTAACCGCAAGGTGAGAAAAAAGCAGGAGCAGATGATTGCCCAGCAGCAGAGAGAAAATCAGGCATGGTATGATAGAAAGTATAATGAAGACCCTACCAAACGTGCCGATACCGTTCGATTGCTCACCCAGATGCAGGAGCAGATTAAGAACAGAAACAAGGCTGCCAAGGGCAGACAAGCGGTAATGGGCGGTACGGAAGATTCCACTACTGCGGTGAAGGAGGCGAACAACAAGACTCTTGCCGATACTACTTCACAGATTGTAGCTGCAAATGATGCCCGAAAGGATAACATTGAGCAGCAGTATATAAACAGAAAGAATCAGTTGCAGACTCAACAGATGAGTATTGATGCTGAGAAGGCTGCTGATACTGCTAATGCGGTGGCTGGTGTGGCTGGTACTGCTGCCAATATCGCTGCATCGCTTGATAGTGGTGCTGGTAAGAGTAAGGTGGCTCGTCCTAGTGTGGCATCGCCTACTGCTACAGATATGGCTAAGTTGGATGCCAAGGTGGGTGCGGTTCCTACTCAGCAGCAAGTAGTGAATGACTTGAATAATATGATTGGTGGTAATGCACCAAAGATTAAAGCATAGCCTATGAAAGCATCAGATATGTTACGAAACAACAATGGCTTGAAGACAACACAGAGTGTTCTCAACAAGCAGCAGAGTGGGGTGGATTCTGCTCAGAAGGTGGCACAGACTCAGGCTCCAGTCTTCACCCAGCAGCAACTTGATGCGGCTGGCAAGAAGGTTGACCAGATGAATGCTGCTACTCCTCAGAATGAAACACCTACGATGAAGGCGGCTAGAGAGAAGACTATCGCTACTCAGCAAGCTATCGCCAATGGGGTAGATGTAAATCAGAGTGCTCCTAATGATGAGGAGGATAAACCATCCGTACCCATCGTGAAGAAGGAGGAGTCGAAACCTCAGCCTAAGCAGTTATCTTATGCTGATATGTATAAGATGCTGAATCCTGAACTGAATGAGACTGCCGAGCAGAGGGCGAACAGAGAGAAGAAGGAGCGTACCAAGGCTCGTATCGCTGCTTTGGCTGATGGTCTTCGTGCACTATCCAATATCTACTTCGCTACCAATGGTGCCAAGGTGGTACACAATCCTGAGTCGGATATGACTAAGGCGGTGAATAAACGCAAGGCTTATATGGATTCTCAGAGAGAGAAGAATCGGGCATCATGGCTGGCTGGGTATCAGAGGGCACTCGCTCTTGATGAGGAAGCTCGGAAGAATAACCTGACTCTTGCTGAGCAGATGAGGTATCACGATATGCAGAACGAAATCAACAAGGTGAAGAATGACCAAGGGCAGCAGAGAATTGACCAAGGTAACAGAAGACTTGACTTGTCGAAGATGAAGTATCAGACTGATGCTGATTACAAGAAGGCAGTCTTGGCTATCAAGAAGGCTCTGGCTGATGGGCAGATTTCTCATTGGCAAGCACAAGAGGCCATACAACGTATGAATGCTGAGACTGGTCGTTTGCGTGCCAACAAGTCGGGTAGTGGCAGTTCTCGAAAAGGCTCCTACTCAGGAGAGGTTGATGAGTATATGGATTTGATGGAAAAAGACCCTGAGGGTATGGCTGAGGCTGCAAAGGAAGTACGGAAGATGGGTTACTCTCCTAAAACGGCAGCAGGAAAGAAGGCTCAGAAGATAGCCTATCAGCGTAAGCATGGTAAGGGTAAACAGAACCATACTTCATCATCCAACAAGGGTGGCAAGAAGAAGACTGGCGTAAAATGGTAACAAGAATTTGGTAACAAACAAATATATATATCATGGCAGAAAGACCATTATACACTTTATACAAGAATCTGAAAGCACAGAACTATGATGTGCCTGATGATTACAATAAGTTTGAGAGTGCTCTGACAAGAGACGGAAAGGGCGGTGCGGATAACAGACACGCTATCTATGAGAACTTGAAGGCTCAGAACTTTGATGTTCCATCAACTTATGAGCGTTTCTACTCTGCACTCTTTGAACCACGTAGTAAGATTTCATCTAGAGCGAAGGGCGGTAGTGTTCCTATGAGTGCTGCTGACCGTGCTCGTTTCTCTGCTGGGGCAGCAGCTATCTCGGCTAGTGCTCAGCAGACAATGAACAATGCTGGCAGATACAACAGACTGAAACAACGCAAGCAGAAACAGCAGAAGGATTTCGGTCGTGTGAACTTGGGTACACATCAGACTCCTTATGGTGGTGATGCAAACAATGTGGTGAAGAATGATTTTGCTTACAATCCTGAGACTGGCAAGACTGGCGCATACGTTACATCGGACAATGAGAATGTTTATTCTCTTCCTGAAGCTGAGCAGATGCAAGCTATACTTGACAAGCAGAACGATGCCTATCAGGTAGCGGTAGATACTGGCGAGATTCCATCTGCCTTTGATGTTCGTGACAAGAATGGTACCTATGACTTGCAGGAGAACATCGGCAAAAATGGAACCTACCTTACTGAGGAGGGTGCTCAAAAGCAGTTTGACAAGAAACTGGCTGATGCCTATGCCCGAAAGAAGGAGATTAAAGCTCTTATCGCTGAGGATAATCGCCAACACGGAAATCCTTTGCTATCTTATGGTGCTAGTATCGGTGCAGGTAACGGAAGAACTGCTGAGCAGAGTGACTATAGAAATAAGTTGGCAACCTCTCTTTCTCTGGTTACAGAGCAGATTGGTGCACTTGAAGCGGTGAAACAATATCCTACAAGTAGCTGGGGTGAGGATGCCTTGAAGGCTCTTGACAATACTGCATTTACTGCAAAAACATGGGATTTCGGTCTGACTGACTTCGCTATCATGGGGCAGATGGAACGTATCAAGACAAAGATGGATAACAATATTCCTCTCTCCGGTTCTGATAAGATGCTCCTGAAGAGTAAACTTGGTGCGGATGCTGCTACGGCTCTCGAAGATGAGAAGATGGGTAACGTCTATCGTTGGACGAAGATTGCAGGGCAGTCTCTCCCATTTATGGCTGACTTCTTCCTGACTGGCGGTTATGGTGGTATTACCAAGGGCATCAGTCGTGGAGCCTTGAAATTTGCTGCTAAACGTGGCATGGGTAAGGTGGGTGCTGCCATCTTGAAGAATACTGGTATCGTGGCTGGCGATGTTATCGGCTCGTATGCGATGGCTGGAACTGAGCAAGCGTTGAAGACTGGTGCTGACATCATGCAGCGACATCTTGGTAATCTGTATCAGGATGAGAAGGGTGATTATAAGTTTGGCACTTTCGATGAGAATGGAAATCTTCTGCATGAGGGTGGTGAGTCTATTGGTACTGCTCTCTATAAGGGTATGACCTCTGCTATGGTAGAGAACTATACTGAAAAACTATTCGGTCACAACTATGGTATCAAGAAGGGTGCTGTCAACTTCATGGAGAAACATGGTATGAATGCTTCTGCTGAGTTCTTCAAGAATATCGGCAAGAGTGGCTGGTACACCAATTCCAAGAAGTGGATGGGAAAGTTCGGTATCAATGGTTTCGCTGAGGAAGTGATGGAGGAGGAAATTGGTATTCCTCTTCATGCCCTGCTGGATGGTGAAGGTAAGGTGAGCGACCTTCTTGATGCTAAGCAGCAACTCGACATCATTGGCGGTATGGCTATCTCTGTTGGCTCTATGTATGCGATGGGTGCTGGCTCCCGACCAGTAAAAGGTATCTACAATCGTGCTCAGTACTACCGATTCCGCAACAAGGTGAACGTGGCTGATAGTGATGCACAGAACCTTATGGGCGATAACTGGGCAGACCTCAAGGATAAGATAGACAACGCAACCAACGAGCAGATGGGTGGCGTGCTGGCTGATATTCTCAGACAGAGAGATACCATGACCAAGGAGCAGATTAATGCTGCTGTTAACTATGGTGTCAACCTGATGAAGATGCGTGGCTACAATATTGCCAAGACTGCTGAAATGAATGCCAAGGAGATTACCAACGAACCGACAACACCTGAGGAGCAGCATCAGGCAGATATTGACAATGCTTATTCTGAGGGGCATGATGCTGATGATGCAGACAAGCATGATATGCAGATTCAGCAGGAAGACCAGATGAAGACTCTTGCAGCAGCCTTGGGTATCTCTGAACAGCAGCTATCTGCCATGAGTGATGAGGAACTGGAATCCCTGACTGGGCAGGATGATAAACTTGACCAAGCTATCTTTGATTACCAGTTGTCTTCTGCCCGATACCAAGGTGTGGTTGATGATGCACAAGATAAGGTTGACCTAGCTGCTCATCAGGCAGAACAGAGAGTTGATATGTACACAGACCAGAGTCGTGGTTCTGTCCGTAACGCTACTATCAAAGCATCAGGTGGCTTGGAAGACTATGGTGTTTATATTATCAGTGGTAATATTGCTACTCATGATGATGGCTCCATTGATGTAAGCAATAGCGATGATATGATTCTATACTATGACCCGACAACGAATAGTGTAGAACATGCTGATGCGTTGATGTTTGCTGAACTAGGCGAAGAACTCCCTGCTGATGATGTGAAGGCTCAGGCGGTATCTGATGCAAAAGAGAATGCTATCAAGGAAGTGGCTGGCATCATTGATGGAACCGTTGAAGTAGGCTCCCAGTTCAATGTGACTGATACTGATGGTACAGAACATACCTATGAGGTGTTGGCTGACTATGGTGATGGTACTGCTGCTATCTCTATAGATGGTAATGTGGTGGAGAATCCTTATTCGCTTGCAGACTTGCAGCAGATGAAAGACTTGGAAGACCAGAAAAGACTGGAAGCTGCCAAGGCTGAGCGTGAACAGATGGAGAAAGAACGTGCTGCCCAGCAGAATCAGGAGACAGAAGAGACTCAAACTTCGTTTGACTTTAATCAGATTCTCAATGATAATGGTAACGTGGTGCTCGTTGATGTGCTAGACAAGGATGGTAATACCAAATATCCTGACTCTAGATTGTTCCTCATTCGTGATGCTGGTGCCAAGGCTAAGGTAGTGGAGTTGAAGAGTGATGGCACTCTCGTTCCTCATGCTGTGAACAAAGAAGATGTGGCAACTATCTCTTCTATGTCGCTCGATAAATACAAACAAGCTATGCCTGAATCCTCAATGATAGAGGATAATAGTGGAGAAGAATCTGATGAGGATTCTCAGTTGGCAAATCTCGGTTTGCCTAAAGGTAGTGAAATCTGGATGAGTGGCGATGGTTTCGGAAGACCAAAGGAAAACACTCTATCAAAAGTTGTCGGTATTGATGAGCAGGGCAGTATCATCCTTGAAGATAAGGATGGTAAAAAGTGGTCTGCATCATTTGATTATATCAACAACCATCGTGAGCTTCCACCTTTGGATGAGAATACCAATATCGTTAATGAGGAGAATAATCAATCGGAATCAAATGCCGAGGAGAATACTCCTGCTCCTGAGCAGACTCCTGCCATGACCCTTGAAGATGGAACCATTGTTCCTATGCTGGAGGATGGCAACCCTGACTTCTCGAAGCTAACAGCCGCACAGACTGCTGAGTTGTATGATACTCAGTTCGGTGATGATGCAGATAGTATCGTATCTGGATATGTGTCTGATGCAAAGAAGGCACTCGACAAGGCTAGCAACATGACCGTGAAGGGTAAGACTTTCGTGGAACAGAAGGCTGCTAAGGATGCCAAGGAGAAGGCTATTGCTGATGCTCAGGCGGCTTATGACTCTGCTATCGCTATTCGTGATGCTTATAATGAGCGACAACTTGCCAAGGTGGAAGATACTGCTGAGGGCAGAAAGGAACTCATTGAGAAGGCAAGAAGAAAGTTCGCTCGTTTGAAGAGTGCGGTGAAGGATGATGCTGAGGCTGTATCACAACTCTATAGAGAAACTATCGGTTCTCTCCTTCATCGTCTGTATGATAGTACTGGCATTGACGTTACTGATACAACTCCGCTTACTGCTGAGGAGTATGTGGCTAGCAACCTCGGTGCTCACTCTCTCAACTATGAGGGTACAGAGACAAGCAAGGGTGTTAAGCAGGAGACTGGATTGAGCAGAGAAGACTTTGCCAAGACCCAGTTGCTCGCTGCTGATGGCAAGGGAACTACTATTGATGCGCTCGTTCATAGCTTGTGGGAGAATCGTCCATCCAACCTTGAATCACTCGATACTCAGGATATTCGTAACGCACTTATTGGTGTACTCAATAGCGGTTTCAAGGCATCGGAAGCAAGGAATTTTGTTGAAAATATTCGCATTGCTCAGGCAGAGAACATACTTGAAGAGCAGAAACGTGCTCAGGAGAATGCAGCCTATGCTGAGCAGCACAAGGCTGAGTCAGAGGCCGAGTTGAAGGCGAAGTCGGATGAAAAGGCTGAGTTGAAGGCGAAGTCAGAGGAGAAGTTGGATAATGAATCGTCTAATGAATCTAATGATTTGGCTAATGATTTGGATAATGAGAAGACAAATGACAAAATAAATGAAAATATAAATGTTCCTGAGGATGCTACTGATGAAAATCCTTTAGGCGCAGAGCGTGATGAATCTGACCTTCCTTTCTCTGCTAAGGAGAATGGTAAGCAACAGACAACTGCCAAGCGTGCTGCTGACGTAGAGAAGAATAAGGTGGATGATATGAAGGTCGTGGACAACATCGTGGGGCAGAAGACTCGCAAGGCTTTCGAGAGACTGGCTAAGATGATGGGTGCTAACATTCAATGGCAGTACTCAGACAAGTTGGGCAACGGATGGATTCAGGAGACTACGGATGCCGATGGCAACGTGCATCGTACCATCTTCATCACTCTTGACTCTTCTATCACGGAAGGTGCTCAGTTTATCTTCGGTCACGAAATGACCCACCAAATCAAAAACCTGAACCCTGCTGCATACAATGAGTTGACTCAGCTTGTGCTTGATACCTATGGCTCTGATGCCTTCGACAAGGCAGTAGATGAGACCATGCAGAGATATTCTGATGCTGGATTCTCTGGACGTGCTAGAGATTACTATGCTGAGGAGGTTGTTGCTGATTCGGTAGGTGAAATGATTCGTGACTTGAACCTTGCTCACACTCTCGCTATGAAGATGTCTCATCCTCTGCTCGCTGCTATCCATGAGATATTGCAGAAGATTAAGTTGGCATTCTTTGGTACAGAGTATAGCGATGTGACTAAGAACATCATCCGCTCCATCGAACAAGCCTATGTGAAGACTGCCAATGGTCAGGTGACGAACTCCGAGACTGGCGAAGATGTTTCATTCTCTCTCCGTCAAAAGCCTGAGCCTAAGAAGAAGGGTATTGGCTACAAGGTGTTCGTGCTAAAGGATGGCAAACTCTATCCACCTATGGTAGCGAACCCTAATGGTGCTGCTACTCCAGTGGGTGTATGGCTCGATGCTGATGCGGCTCCTATTGCAGGAGAAAGCAAGACTGGCAGACCTCAGGTTAAGCAGGGCGGCAAGGGAACACAAGGCGGTAGCGGTAAGTTAGCCTATAGACCAGGCTGGCATCTTGGTGTAGTGCCTTACGCTATCCAGTTCAACCGCAAGGATGCTGAGGGCAACAAGACTCTCTTCCCTAAGAACTTCGTCTTCGCTGAGGTGGAGTATGCTGCTGATGTTGATTATCAGGAGGAAGCTCGCCAAGAGGGTATCAATCCATCGGGCAAGTATCAGCATTCATTGGCTGGCTTGAAACATCTGCCTACTGATGGCTATTATATGTATCGTACCAACCCGAACCCTGAGACTGACCCATGGGTGATTACTGGTGCGATGAAGGTGAACCGTATCTTGACCAGAGCAGAGCAAGCAGAACTTGTGAAGAATGCTGGTCGTGAACCTCAGCAGATTCAAGAGGGCGATATTGTTACTGATGATGTTGTGAACAGCATCAATCAGGAGATAGCTGATGCTCCTAAGTTCTCGTTGAAGGTGTATCATGGTAGCGGTGCTGACTTCACAGAGTTTGACTTCGACCACATGGGCGAGGGTGCTGGCTCCCAAGTATTCGGTTGGGGCGGCTATGTTACCTCTTCAAAGAAGATAGGTAAGGACTATGCTAGTATCAAATATGACCCAGACAAAGATGTAGAATATGTAGGCAAAAACAAAAAAACTTTCACTGATTTGATTGCAACATTGTTTGATGGTGGAATTAGAGACTATAATTATGTCAAAAACACCTTGCTTGAAAATTCAGACAATGATAAATCAAACATATCAAAGAAAGAAGAATATGATTGGTTTGTATCAACTAAACCAGAAGATTGGTTCAACCCAAACCCAACCACAAATCGCAATCTCTATGAGGTGAATATTCCTGAGGATAATGGCAGTAACTATCTGGAATGGGAGAAGAAACCATCTGATGAGGTTGCAACAAAGATAATTGAAGGTCTTTATGACTTGGATGCTAAGACCATTGATGATATGGCTTCAAAGGATATTGTGTTCAGAACTCTGCTGTATGATTATATTAAGAATGCAGACAAGGGGCAGATGATTCCACTCCTTGTGAAGACTCATGCTTTAACTAGGGGAACCACCTATGACAATGGAAATGTGGAGGATGATATACGATTTGTGTACAATCGTTTATCTAGATGGATGGGCAGTCAAAAGGCTGCAAGCCAGTTCCTCTCTTCTCTTGGTTTTACTGGTATTAAATATCCTGCTGGAACCATCATGGGTGGTGCTGAGGAAAATGATACCAACTATGTTATCTTCAAGCCTGAGGATATGAGAATCACAGAGCACACCAAGTTCTCCATCAAGACTTACCATGGCTCACAAGCATCATTTGACAAGTTCGACCATTCCTTCATGGGTAGTGGTGAGGGTGCTCAGGCTTACGGCTGGGGAACCTATGTGAGCGAGGTGGAAGGTATCGCCAAGGCTTATGCTAAGCAGAATACGGCTAAGAGAAATACAGAATACACGGTAGCCAAACGTGCTTATGAGGATGCCGAGACGGAATACAAGAACCTTACTAATTATATTGCTGATAGCGAGTTGAATATTAATATGTATAATATTCCTTCTTTGGAAAACAACAAGAAGAAACTTGAAATGTACAAAGAAAAGGGCATTCAGCATTGGGTTGAAGTGTATGAGCAAAGAGTGGAGAGAGGTGAAAAAACCATAAAGGAGGAGCGTGAGCGTATCGAAGAATACAAGGTAAAGCAAGAGGAAGCTTATCGACTTATGGAAGATGCTAAGAAGAAACTTGACTCTCTAGAAAAGCCAAAGCGCAACCTTTACTCTGTAGATATTCCTGATGATACTGGTCGCAACTACATCGGTTGGGATGAGCCTTTAGGTGCTGCCAAGATTATGCGTTTGCCAAAGGTATTCAAGGCTGATGGCTGGGAGTACAAGAAGGTTGGTATGTATGATACTTACAAGATTGATGGTAACGAACATGAGGTTTGGCTTGAACCAACTTTGACTACTGGCAAGGAACTTTATAGAGATTTGACGAATGCCCTAGGTAGTGACAAGGCTGCAAGCGAATTTCTCTCCAAGGCTGGCTTTGTCGGTGTGAAGGTTGTCGCTCAGCGCAATACTGGCGGCAATAAGGAAGGAAAGATGAACTATGTTATCTTTGATGAGAACAATGCTCAGATTACTAGTCACACCAAGTTCTCTCTCCGTTTGAAGTCTGCTATTGAAGAAACCGAAACCAATCCATCTGACGCACAGAAAGAGAGTGGCAACTACAAGAAGGGACACATCAAGTTCGGTGGCTACGATTACACTATAGAGAATCCAAAGGGTTCAACTCGCTCAGGTAAGGATGCCGATGGTAAAGAATGGAAAGTTACCATGCACGATACCTATGGTTATATCCGTGGCAAGTTTGGCAAGGATGGTGACCATTTGGATATGTTTATCAATGACAAAGCAGACCTTGATAATTGGAATGGTGATGTGTTTGTCGTTGACCAAGTGAATCCTGATGGCTCGTTTGATGAACATAAAGTAATGTATGGCTATGACTCCATGGATGATGCAAAAAAGGCTTATCTCGCCAACTATAGCGATGGTTGGCAAGGTCTTGGAAATATTACTGGAGTAAGCAAGGATGAGTTCGACAAGTGGCTTGATACGAGCAATCGTAAGCTAAAGCCATTTGCAGACTATGCTAAAGTAAAGTTCTCGTTGAAGGATAATCAGGGGAATCCTCTGAATCAGGATGGTACTTTAAAGCTGGATAAGATTAAGTCCGTTGATGAATTGACGGATGAAGACTTCACTAGTGCCTTTCGTAATGTAGAGCTTCCTGCTATACCAAAGAATGTGGATGCTGCAATAGGAGCAAACGGAAAGCCTGTTGTTATCAAGAAGAATATTTTTGAGAAGAATTGGAATGCTCACAAGTTTACTCCTGCTGAAAGCAAAAAGGTATTGAATGATGCTTTATACAATACAGATTTGGTAGGGCATACACAGCCAACAAAGAAGCCTAACCATTGGGTTGCAATCAAGTTGGATGAAAAAAGTCCTATCACCGTGTTGGAAGTAAACGACAACAAGGATAATGTTGAAGTTGTTGGTTGGTATACACTTGATGAAAGAAATCTTGGGAGAATAAAAAGACAAGCTGAACGAAATGGCGGCGAACTCATTATGTTAACTCCTAAAGATGATAAGGTGGAAAGCCTTTCCACTCCTCCGCTCAGCTCTGCTGCAAAGATAGACAATTCTTCTGAAACTACCAAGGAAAATGGCGAAAAAGTTGATGTTGAGGCTCCAAAAACTTTCGAGGAGTTCCTGAATCATTCTTCTTTGAAGTTCTCAATCAAGAATGAGGAGCAGAGAAAAGCGGCTGAGGATGCTTATGAATATGCTTCCAAACTTCGTCCAAACAAGTCTTCTCAGTATGCTCTGGTGGATATGAACAATCCTTCAAACTCTCCTGAGTATTACGAGAAGAAAGTGCTTGCTGACCGATGGAGACGATTCTATAATAAGGCAGTTCACAATGAGTTGGATGATGTGTATAAGGATGCTTGGGGTAACTACAAACTCTTTGACCTTGACCGACCTTTTGCTGACCAAGTGAATGAGGTGAAGGGTGATGTTCCTAACGAGTTCAATGCTCCTGATGTGGTGGCAAACAAAAATGCCGACAACGAAAGTGGTGCTGAGTATCATGAATACAAGCAAGACGAACCATCGTCTATTACTTATAAGGATAGATATAAGGCTTTCAAGCAACGTGAGGCTAACAGAGAGAAGACTGCTGGATTGAGAAAGGAACGAAAGGAAGTAGAAGATTCCTACAACTCGAAGAGCGAACAGCGTCTTGCATACAACAAGCAACTGATGAAGGAGTATATGGACGAGCATGGTTTGTCTTCTGAAAACGATATTCCTTATGATGTTTGGGATAATTTGAGAAGTAAATCTTTCGAGAAGTATCAGGATGAGTTGGATAGTCTGTTTAATAAGTATAAAGACTTAGATAAACAGATTAAGGCAGTAGCGGAACCTCGTTTCTCTTTGAAGGATGAGAAGATTAAGAGTGTTGCAGAAAAATTTGGGGTAAATGAGGATGATGTTGCTATGTATGCGAATGCAGTTGAACGAGGTTCTACTGCTGATGCAGCACGTGCCAGAGCAAACATCAAACGATATTTGTTGCAGGCAAATGAAGACAAGATTTCCTCATTTCATGAACTTATGAAGTACACCGTGCCAGTAAATGAAGCCTTGAAAGAGAACTTTGGTGACCTTGATGCAATGATTGAGAAAAAAAGGAAGCAGGTTGAAGCAGAGCGCAATGCTATGGAAGCTGCAAGAAAAAGAGCGCAGGAAGAGGAAGAGAAGAGACAGAAACATCTGGATGAACTCTCTCTGATTCCAACTGATGAACTTGATAAGCGTTATATGGATGCCATTGCTAATAATGATGAATCAACGGCAAGGGAAATGCTTGATGAATCAGCTAGACGCAAGGGTTATGGTGACGTTGATAGCGATTACCAAGGTCAGGGAGCGTGGGCTGCTCCATCAAATCCTCAATATGAGTCAGATGAGGCAAGAAGAGCCGACATAGAAAACTCTCCTGATGTAAACTTGGAAGATATTGCATTAGGCTATAGTTTGCAGCCTGATGATTATTTCGACAATCCAAGAGCGTATATGAACAATACTGCTTATGGATTGGAGTCTGCTCATGTTATAAAGAATGCACTTGATGCCATTAAGAATGGCGAGAAAGATGTTAAGGTTAAGGTTTATCGTGCCGTTCCTACTTCTGTAAAGGAAGGAAAGTTGCGTAATGGTGACTGGGTTACTCCTTCAAAGAAGTATGCTGAAATGCACGGTGACAATAGATTGGAAGGAAAATATCGTATCATTGAAGACGAGGTTCCTGCAAATCAATTATGGTGGGATGGCAATGATGCTAATGAGTTCGGCTTTGATGATGGCAAGGAATACCGATATAAGAATGCCAAGAATAATCGTAAGTTGAATGACCTCATTACTTATGATAATAAGGGCAATGTGATTCCTCCTTCAAAGCGTTTCAATTCTCGCAAAAATGATGTTCGTTTCTCTCTCGCTGGCGAGCGTGGTGCGGCTGATATGGCTGAGGATTTGAAGAGTCTGAACACTCCTGATGAGGTGGATGATGCTATCAAGACTGCCATTGATGATATGCCGAGCGGCTGGAAGATGGCTAACAAGAAGATGATTCATGTTGCTCAGGCTCTGGGCGAGAATCGCAAGGCAGAGATTGTTGGCGAGGAACCTAAGTTCTCCCTGAAGGATGGCACTCTCATTAAGGCTGGAACCTACTTTAGTGGCGGTGGTCTTGTTGAGGAAGGCTTGAAGGGTATCATCGACCCAGTGGTGGCAGTGGAGTATGACGAGAAGATAAGCGGTGTATATCGCAACAACTTCGGGCAGAATATCGTTACTGCTGATGTTCGTGATGTTGACCCTAAGGAGTTGGTGAAGCAGATAGATGGCGAGGTGGAGTACTTCCATGCCAGCCCAGTCTGCAAGAACTACTCTCAGGCGAAGAGTAACCATGCTGAGGTGGAACTTGACAAGGAGACTGCTGCTAGTACTGCCGAGTTTATCAATGCTGTGAAACCAAAGGTGGTGACCATTGAGAACGTGAAGGGATATAAGGATTCGGAAGCGATGAAGATTATCACGGATGCTCTGGATGCTAACGGCTATACTTGGGATGCAGATGTGTATAACGCTGCTGACTATGGCGGCTACACCAACCGAGAGAGATTGATTGTCCGTGCGGTTCGTGATGGTAAACTTCCTGCCAAGCCAAAGAAGATGGCACACAAGAGCGGATGGTATGAAGCTGTGGCTGATATTATCCCGACCCTGACAGAGAAGAAGAATGGTGTGGCTCCTTGGATGGACGTTCGCTTGAAGGCTGATGGCATTGACTGGAGAAACATTGACAAGCCATTGTATGTGATGGGTAGTGCCTATGCTGACGGAAAGATTCCTCATGCCTTCGCTGATGAACTGCTGCCAACACTTAGAACAAAGAGCGGTGACGTGATTGTGATGCCTGATGGTAAGGTGTATCGTGCCATGGGTAGAGTGCTTGCAAGAGTATCAGGAGTGAGCGATGATTACAAGATGCCATTCTCTGAGAACCTGAGCCATACCATCATCGGCAACGGAATCCCTACCCAGTTGACCGAGCATGTGATTGCTCCTCTTTTGCAGAACACCTTGCGCCCAACTACTCCTGAGGATGGTAATACCAAGTTCTCCTTGCGCTATGACCAGTTTGAGCATGACCTGAACCAGTGGAAGAAGGATAATAATCTGCCAAAGGATGCCCAGCGACCAACCATCCCACAACGCAACGCTGGCGAGAGTGCTGTTGACTTCCTAAGGAGAGTGGACGAGTACCGAAAGCAGATGGCTCTTTGGAAGACTGCTCCAACCTACGAGCAGCATCTTCTGAGTGATGATACTGCCCTTGGTGAGTTCAACCGAGAGTTGCAGCGTGGTTCTGTTCTGAAACGTATCGCCTTCCAAGATAGTATGCTGGCTATCCGTAAGGCTCAGGAAGCTATCATGAAGGAAGTGGGTGTTGACCGCCTGAATATGGCTGAGGATGCCTATACTGCCGAGAACAGAAGTCACGGCAAGGGCAAGAATGAGTTTGAGGAGTACAATAATGAGTTCTTGCAGCCATTGAGAAAGGCTTATCATCAGATGAAGAAGATACTGGGTGATAGCTATGATAATGTCCGTATCTACATGATGGCTAAGCATGGTTTGGAGCGTGATGCACAGATGGCTTTCAAGAAGTCTCTGGAAGCTGACTATGAGGACGTGGCTCAGAGGAGTGCAGCATACAAGGCTTACAAGGGTGATATGAACCGTATCATTAATGATAGCGACCTAGAGTTTGGCAGAGTAGACTTCACTACTTGGAGACAGAGAGACAATGCACTCAGGGTGAAATATTCTCCATCTTATATGGACTATCGCTACGACAAGAATGGTATCGCTTACGATTACTCAGGTTTGTCTGCTCTCTTTGACGGCTCAGACTTTGAGGAAGCTGCCTACAAACTGGTAAAGGATATTGAGAGTAAGTATGTAGCTGAGACCCACGACCTCTGGGATGCAACGAATGCGGCTACCAAGAAGATTCTCCGTGATGGCTACAAGGCTGGCATGATGAGCAAAGATACTTATCAGTATGTGCGTGATATGTATAGCCATTATATTCCTCTTCGTGGCTGGGATGGCACTACTGCCGACCAAGTATGGGACTATATCGGTGGCGGCAAGGGTGCGTTTAATCAGACTTTGAAGAAGGCACATGGACGAACCTCTATCGCTGATGACCCTATCGCATACATCGAGAATATGGCAGAGAGTGGAATCCTGCTCAACAACAAGAACTGGGTGAAACAACACCTGATGCTCTTGGCTCAGAATCATCCTACCTTTCTTCTGACCCTGAGCAAGGCTTGGTATGTGAAGAGTGTGGATGATAACGGAAACGAAGAGTGGATTCCTGCTACACCTCAGATTACTTCTCAGATGGATAGCAATCAGGTGAAGGCTGCTATTGATGCTTTCGAGAAGAAGATGGAGAAGATGGCTCAGACTGGCGATGCTACTCAGAAGAGAGACGGACTGAATATAGCCTATCCTCAGACTCATAGCGAGGAGAGAGAACATGAGGTGCGAGTGATGAAGGATGGCGAGGAGTATGTTATCTACGTGAATGGTGACCCTCAGTTGGCTCAGGCGATGAACAATACTAGAGCACACAGAGTAAGAGAGATTCAGAGCGGCAAACTGGATAGGACTGCTGCTTGGTTGGGCAGAAAGATGGCTGCTGCCTATACCAGTCTTTCACCTCTCTTCATCCCTTCCAACTACTTCCGAGACCTGACTATGACGCTGGCATCTACCGCTATTCGTGAGGATGCAAAGTACAACTATCTGCTCAGAAAGAATCTTGCTACCTCTTGGAATCTCGGTTTCATGCTGAGAGACTATCAGAACGGCAAGTTGAGAGATAAGGTAAACAACGGAAATGCTACTCCAAAGGAACAGATGTTCTATGACTTCATGATGAATGGTGGCGAGACTGGCTTTGTCTCTTCTCTTGACGTGGAAGACTTGAAGAAGAAATTCAAGAATGACTTGAAGGATTTGGATAGATGGAAGGCGAACCCAGTGAAGGTAGGGCACACCATCATGGATGGTATCGAGTTCCTGAACAGAGCAATCGAGGATAGTAACCGATTTGCAGTTTACATGACCTCTATTCAGTATGGACGTTCCATTGATGAGGCTGTGAATGATGCCAAGGACGTTACCTTGAACTTCAACCGAAAGGGTACTGGCGAATATGGCTGGCAGATGATTAGAAATCTCTATCTCTTCATCAACCCAGCAGTACAGAGTTTGCAGACTCTTGGTGCGCTTGCTAAGCATCATCCTTTCAAGTTCACGGCTGTTACTGCATCGTGGTTGGCGAGTGGTGTGCTGGTTCCTATCGTTAACGCTGCCCTGATGAGTCTGTTGGGCGGTGATGATGATAAGGATAAGTACTGGCAGTTCACCAAGTGGGATAGACGAAACAACCTGATAATGTGGGTTCCGTTTACCCATGAGTATATAAAGATTCCGCTTGCTCAGGAGTTCCGTGCCTTTTATGGAATAGGTGATATGATTGCATCCAAGATGATGGGTGGCGAGTTGGCTGAGGAAAGTTGGAGCCAGTATGCAGAAGACTTGCTCGGTCAGGTAGTGGATATGCTTCCGCTCGACCCTACTGGATATGATGGCAATATTGCGGTCAGTCTGATGCCGAATGCTATTCGCCCAGTCTTTGAGTTGGCTTTCAATGTTGATTTTACTGGCAAGCCATTATTCAAGGAGACAGAGTATAACAAGTATGACCCGAACTTTACCAAGGCATACGTGGGCACTCCTGATTGGCTGGTACGTGCATCCAAGATGGTTAACTCAATCGGAAACGACTATCCTGATGTGCAGCAGAACAGCATTGATGCTTTCGGTGACCCAAGATACAATCTGAATAACCCTGCCGTGGTTGACCATGTATTGTCTTCTTATCTCGGTGGTGCTTACACCATGGGCAGTCAGGTGCTCGGTGTTCTTACCAAGTCACTCAACGACCCGAAGGAAATCAAGGTGGCTGATATTCCATTATTCAGCAAGTTCGTCAGCAATCCTGATGATAGACCGGTTACTAAGAAACAAGGTGATGAGTTCTGGAATATGAAGGAGAACCACGACCGAGCAGCCAATACCCTGAGCAAGTTGAAGAAACAAGCTAAGGTGGATGGCGATTACTCTATGCTGGAGCGGTTCTACGGCTCTGAGGAGTATAAGCAGTACAAGCAGGATGATGCGAAGGTGAAGAAGTATGAGGAAGACAAGAAGAAGGAACGTGCTGAGGAGAGCGGGGAGGAGTATAGACCTCACAAGTTGAATGCTGAGGATATATACAAGGCTCATGCTACTCCGAAGGATGATTTCGAGGACTTGAAGCTGAAACAACTCTACACTAAGTTGAACGGATTCAAGTCTGCCTACGACCTATTGGTTGATACGGCTCCTAGTCAGAGCGATGGCTACTACAACACCAACAAGGCTGCCATTGATGCTATTGACGAGATTTCCCTTGATAAGCAAGAGATTTCCGAGTTGAAGAAAGGTTTCTTGGATGATGGCAAGGATGCCTACAACGCTGAGGACATGAAACAGATTCGTGACCTGAGAAAGAAGATTCTTTCCGTGCTGGAGAAGGCTAACAAGGTAGTTGTGGCTAACCAGAAGGCGAAGACTGAGAAGTAATACATATATGACTATCCCCTGAAAGTGCTAGGCTTTCGGGGGATAATTGCTTTTAATCTGAAACTTATCGCCTATTAAAATCATCTAAATCTATCAATCTGTAAATATTTATAAAGTTTAACTTTTAAAGTTGTGCGTAAATGTATCTGTTTACTAGTTTCTTATTATATTTGCTACCTCTAAGAATTTTTGATTAAATCAGCAAAAGAATCTCAAACATATAAACTTAAAAAAACAATGGCTTATGAGACAAGAAGAAGACGAAGACCTACGAGTCAAGAAGTTAATTGGAGAGATTACTAAACTTCTCCCTGAACGAAGCAAGATTAAGACGGACTTGCTTTATTTCAAGTATGCGCCTATATTGGTCATGCTTATGCGATGGTATGGTGTATCTCAGTTCTATGACAACAAGATGGAGATAACACTATGGTACGAAGAGAATGAGGAACCAGTCTGGTTCTTCTACTTCATCACTTACATTCTTTACCCGATTTCTCTTTGGAAAGGTCAGGTGTTGCACAGATTGTGTGTAGAGTGGCGCATCCCGATACTCTATATCGCAGGAGTCAATGTGATACACATCATGTTTGGCTCTATCGTTATCACAAATAATATGTACTATTGTGATATGTTCCTGATTACACTCATTTTAATTTTATACGCTTATGTCGCAATTAGTAAATTACAGCATCATCGAAGCTGGACTTCGTGCTCTCGCAGATAAGGCACATGAATCAGCAGTTGCCCAAGCAGAGGGCAAGCCTATCCCTTGCGGTCTGTCGGAAGGAGATATGGAACTTGTGGCACTCCTTACTGCCATGATGAATGATACGCAAGCCAACAAGGGATGGTGTGCTCACGAAATGGGCAAGTCTATCTCATCCTTTGAAAAGTATGTTCACGATGGCAAGATACCCGAAGGCATCCACGACCAGTTCGGGCATGAAAAGAAGTGGAATAAGTCTCTTATCCGATACTTTGCCAATAAGAAGGCTTTCTTCCACAAGCTATCACGAAAGTACGGCATCCACCTTTAGTAATCGCTACACATTATATATATAGGAGAGACGCAATCGCCCCTCCTATATATTTACGACCTTTTCCGTAACCATAAATCTTTATTTATCAAGCACTTATATAATCTTTTACGAGTTTATCTATATCTATCCATATTATTCGTAACTTTGTGCTCGTAACGTTACGTAGTATTAATCAATTAATGTTTAACAAAAGATTCAGGATAATATGGAAAGTAAAACGTATGTATTCGGAAATGAAGGCTCTACATCTAACAATGGGATGCTCGGTCTTCTTGCACCTCTGCTCCAGAAGCAGGGTGTAGACCCTAATGTCCTCCTTGCCATGAAGGGAAACAATGGTTTCGGTGGCGAAGGTGGATGGTTCATGTGGGTAATCTTCCTTTTCTTCCTCATGGGCTGGGGAGGTAACGGCTGGGGAGGTTTCGGCAATAATGGTCGTGGTGGTCTCGCAAACGAGATTAACAATGACTATGGTCGTGGTCTCCTGATGGATGCCATCGGTGGCAATCGCAATGCACTCAGCAATTTGGCTACCCAGTTGAACTGCACCGAAGGTCAGATTCAGAGTGCTATTTCTGCCTTGACCTCTCAGGTACAGAGTGTAGGTAATCAGGTTGGTATGAGCGGTATGCAGACTATCAATGCTTTGCAGCAGGGTAATATGCAGATTGCTCAGCAGATTGCAAACTGCTGCTGCGAGAATCGCTTGGCTATCTGTCAGCAGACTGGAACCTTGCAGAATGCCATCAACAATGTGGCTACTGGTCAGGAGCGTGGTTTCGCCAACGTAGCTTACGAGACTCAGCGACAGACTTGTGATTTGCACAATGCTATCAAGGAGAGTACTCAGACTATCGTTGATGGTCAGAAGCAAGCTGAAATGAGAGAGTTACAGAACAAGATTGATGCTCTTCGTGAAGAGAACAGCACCTTCAAGTCTTCTGCTATGACCTCTCAGATTGTTGGTCAGGCTGTGGCTCCTATCAATCAGGTACTGGCTGGCTTGCAGAACGAGGTGGCTGGTATCAAGTGTAAGTTGCCTGAGACCGTGACAACTCCTTACAGCCCATTTACTGCTGTTCCAAATTGTGTTGCTTGGCAAACAGGTTTATATGGTTTGAATGCTGCTAACAATGCAGGATTCTGGGGTTAATAAGGAAAGGAGGCTGCTATGTTTTGGTTAAGACCATTTACATGGGTGAATCGTAATGGTTCGGCAGCTATCGCTTCTACGGGCGTGGTGGTGAACACCAACAATGTTGTTTTCTCGTTCAAAAACCATGCCTTCGTGAATGCCAGCTACAGAGGAACGATTTTCGTGAACCTGATGCAGGCTATTCCGACTGGAACGACTGGTACGCTGCCTATCCTTTTCGAGACCAACGGAAGTACTCAGGCTGTGACTAAGTATAATGGTGAACCATTGACGGTTGCAGACATTTCGGGAACTGGAGTTTATCAGTTTTGGTTTGAGAGAGATACTAACACCCTACAGATGATGTCGGGTATTGTTTAACAAGAATAGATAATAGGAGATTATATTATGTTTCAAGGTTTAAGAACTAATTCTTTATTCTATGTACTAGACAAGGGCGAGAACCCGAACTTGCGAATCGGTCAGGTGGTTTCAGTAAGCAATCCTCAGACGAAATACCCTACCTTTAACAACGGCTTTACTCCTCAGCCTATGGAGACCGTAGTGGACGTGAAGGTGAAGCTGGGTGATGAGGAAGTGGATTTCAAGCAACTGCCAGCAAACGGACAGATAGCCAACGACAAGAATCTTGTGGTTAGCGACAATAAGGATGCCATGAGTGCAGAGGTGGATGCCATGCTGAGACAATCCAAGGCAATACTGGAGAGCGTAGATTACAACAAGAGGGTAGTAGAATCTTGTGAGGGAATGCTACAGCAACTCAACCCCCAGATAGCCAAGGATAAGGAACAGACCGAGAAAATCAATAAACTGGAAGGTAAGGTTTCAGGCATTGAGGGCAAGATTGATAAGATGATGGGATGGCTCCAGCAGACAATGGGCAAGTAATCTCCTACCTATTTATTCATTAAAATCATAAGATTATGGTAATGATTGAGATTACAGAAGATAAGTTCGATGATTTGTATGACAACATCGAGTCTATGCTTGGTTTTGGCAGCAAGGCTATGTCTTGTCTGAAAAAGATGAAGCAGGAGCGTATGGGTGAGCGTATGCCTGATTATCGTGATGATTGGAGAAGAGAACGTGAGGAACGTGAAGAGCGTGAGAACAGACGTAGATTCAACAACGTGAACGATGATTGGAACTACCCGAACCGCTATGGTGAAAGAGGTGGTGGCGGCTACAATGGTGGCGGTCGCTAGTGTTTAACTTGGGAGTTTTGGTACCGACATTTATGTCATGACCAGACTCCCTTTAATATTCAGCAATATGGGAAAATGCAGAATGCCATTGGATATGTATGACCTCAAACCTGAGGCGATGGTTGCCTATCTCAGATACAATGGCTATCATTTCAGTAAAAAAATGTGTGAGTGGGCAGTTAAGCAGATGTACAAGTATGACCCTTCCTCCAAGCGTGATGTAAGTGTCTCTTTTTGGGATAAGGAGAAGGTGGATTCCCTTCTGCTCGGTCAGGGAATAGAGGTGAAGAATAAGATAGGCTACGACCATGTATATGTGGCGAATATGGCGAGGGCAGACTTCTACAAGTCTTCCATCAAGGATGAAGAGCAGCTAGCCCAGTTTATCAAGGATATGGTGGATGATGCCGACCAGAAGGATGGCTTCATCTTTAACAGATTTTATGCCGACTGCTGCCACAATGGTGTACCTATCCCTTGGGAAGATGTGTTATGA